CGGCTAATGAGAGAACTAATAGATAATTTTGATGATATTTTGCTTGATCAAGGGTTAAACCTGGATAAGCTAATATATTCAATAATTTTCTATCATCAGGGATTGCTCCCGGTATTAATAGGTCCACCATCTTGTCCGCTAATGACTTAATAATTCAGTTCTTATCACCCATCTTCACCTTAAAGTGGTAAATTTGTTTGAAAAGTTCTGCCTTATGTCAAGGGAGATCATTATAACCAACCTGCTCTATAAGTTCAGATGAACGAGTAGGCAAGTCAGTTTTTTTGACTAAAGCTACAATTAATGACTCAACATACTTAGTATTGAGAAAATGAATTGCACCTTTTATATCTCTCTTCCATTTTCTACTTGGAACAATTAATGTTTTAAGTAGGTCTTGGTAAGTCATCAGACCTGAATTGGCTAACATAGATAAGAAGGCTATAAGATTAAAATTATAATCTCCTAAATCTCATGTTGACCTCCGTAAAATATTTTTTAAATATTTAATGGGATGTTTAATATCTCTTTTCTTTAATAGGTGGAAGAGTATCGCTACTCGACCCATATTATTGTTCTGAGATACAAACATCTTTCAGGATATAGCTGATACGATTGATCCTAGTGAATAAGTAACCTTAGCAAATTCAAAAGAAGAGTTTTGTGAAACAATACTCTTTTTAAGATTTATTCCTACTCCAAACCCTTTCATGAGGTTTAAGTAGGCTATGGCAACTTGTTCATCAAAGATCACGATGTCATCACCTAATAGTTCATATTTGTCAAATCAATGATCACTATATTGAAGGAAGTTATGTCCTTTCCCTATAGTATGTTGATACGCCAATTGAACAATTAAATGATGACAAACTGCTAACATACCTCAACTCGATAGAGCACCCATTGGTTGACCGACAGCATATCTAAATGAATCAGACCCCCCTTCAAACGAGGGATCCGATAAGATATAATCTCGGTCGACCAGTATGGACTTCCACAATAAAGAAGCTTCTTTCCCTATTAAGGGATGTAAGATTCTTTGTTGTAGAAGAACTGGTAACCTATCGGTTGCAGCAGATAGATCATAACATCATGATCTGCCTGAAATCTTGACCTTTTCTATACAACGAAGTACAGAAGCGTCCTGATCAAAGGTAGCATCATTAGGTAATGATCTAAGGAATTTGAAAAGCATCTCATGAATAGGTTTTAAAGCACTTTGTGTTCAAATATCTACTAATGCGAATACTCTAATTTTCCCTGCTGCTTCTTCTTTTAGACTCAACTGACCTAAAGTTTTACTTGATAAATCATGTTTAACTTCAGGAAAGGTTGGGTACTTATTAGAATTTATTAGTTCATAAAAAGCATAAAGCTTTTCTTGACCCAGTAATTTTAATAGTCTCTTCATTGAATCCCCAAGAGGCAAAGCATTTAACTGCTGAGCGTCTCGGAAGATTCCTAATCATGAAGATTTAAAAGAAGGAGAGGCTGTTTGCAGCATTAGTAATCCGTAATCTTTAGATAGCAATTTTCGATCAAAACGAAATGAATGCCTTAAAGCTAAAAACTTTAAATATTCACTTCCTCGTGATAAAAATTTCTCATCTGCAGAGGACGGATCCGTTATAGTGCTCAATTTTAGGACTCCAG